GAAGACAAGGATCAGAAGAATGCATTAGCCCATGAGATAGCGACGATGAGTGAAAAACACTCGCATGAGGCGCTCAAGGGCCAGCTTGAAATCAATAAGATGGAAGCTGCACATAAGAGCTTGTTTGTTGCCGGGTGGCGGCCTGCCATCGGTTGGATCTGTGCGCTGGGCCTGCTCTACAACACTATCATCGCCAACATAATCAGCATCTGGGTCGATGTGCCAGAGGTAGATACAACGCTGCTTGTGCCCGTTATGATGGGCATGCTCGGATTGGGCGCTATGCGCTCCTACGAGAAGGTCAACTCCGTAGCACGGGAGAGGTAATGAGTAAGCTTGTTCAAATGATCAAGCGCCATGAGGGCGTCAAATCCAAAGTTTATATGTGCAGTGCTGGGTATGAAACCATAGGTGTCGGCAGAAATATCTCAGAGTCTGGCCTTGGACTATCTGACGATGAGATCGAATACTTGTTGGCGAATGACGTAGCGCGAGTAAAGAGCGAGCTTGCCGACACATACTTCTGGTTCAACGGCATCAACGAAGCGCGTCAGGATGCAATGATTGATATGTGTTTCAACCTTGGTCTGACCAGACTGCGTGGTTTTGTAAAGGCTCTTGAGGCTATGTCACGCGAACAGTTTGATATAGCTGCTGATGAATTTATGGACAGCAAATGGGCGAAACAAGTAGGCATGAGGGCTGTGAGGGTGACTGAAATGATTAGATCTGGGGAGTATGCATAATGGCTAGAGGTGGCCCTAGTACAGGTGGATCAAAAGGCGGGGGAAATGTTGTTCCCACTAACCAGCCGACGATGAGTGACAACGCCTATAGAAGCTCTCGTCCTTTCCCATCTGGTAATCGTCAACCGATTTCTCCAAGAAGTTACACAAACATTTTCACTGGGCCTAGTACAGGATTTCCTACTAGAGGGGGTGTTTTAAGAAGTCAGATTCCTGCTGGAAGAGGCACGGTTCCTGATAATTATGACTATGGAAGAAACATGCCTCGCAGATTTCCTAGTCCACAACCCAGATATCCAATGCCCAGAAATCCTTACAGTCTACCGCCAAATCGTTATGGTGGGATGCGAGGCCCAACAGGGTTGGGTGAGTTTTTAGCTCAACAGCCTCCCATAAGACAAAGACAAATTGATTTTGGAACAGGTTTCCCTACTCAACAACAGGTTGAACAAGAGGACGAAGCTGACACAAGAGAAACCGCAAGACAGAAAGAGGAAGAAAGAAAAAGATATCAGCCTGGTGGTTCTATGAGCAGAACGCGGCCAGCAGACGAAAAAACAACGTACCAGCAGATGCTCGAGGGCACATATCAGCCAGATGATCGAGCCAAAAGCCTTGGCTACACAAGTTCTTCTGGTAAGGGCGGCTCTAAAGGTGGGGCAAGGAATGTTAGGTCGCCCGCTCCTGGAACAGGCACTATTCCTAGGCAACCACAGCCCGATATAGGTATGGATCCATATGGGACGCAATCTTTCAAAATAGATCCTGATATTTTAGACAGAGGCACTGTCTATAGACCCCCAAGCCAGATCTCTAGCGACAGGCCGATGATGTTAGAAAACCCTATGTTGTTTGGCAACAATCCACCGCCAAACTATACTCAAGGTTTGCCGGAAAGACCGATGTTTCAGACTCAAGGGCCAGAAAGCTTAATGGGAGAAATACGTCAATCACAATCACCTAGATTTCAAGCGATGCAGATGGGGCAAGCTGGTGGGAGGCCAAACATCAGACCAACAATGAACGTCGGCAAGGCAACGGGTGGCCCTGTAGGGTTAGCTTCGTTGATTGGTATGTCTAACGGTGGGCCGACAGTGCAAGAAGGTGATGGCTATAGAGGCGCTTTTAATGTGCAAAGGATGCCTCCTCAAACAGAAAAAGAGGCAAGGGCTATTTTTGACTATGATTTAGAGATGGACGCCTTAAACAGTGCTCAAGAATATCTACTCAATCGTTTTGGAAGAGCGTCTTTACCAGAAGGAAGAGCGCCAAGAGATCCAGCAACCTACCAAGTTGATGGAATAGAAGAACTTATCATGTCTTCAAAGGGAATGAGGTAAACACATGACGCTGGCGAAGGTACAGTTTGCCCCAGGCGTTAACAAAGAAGGCACCGAATACACAGCCGATGCTGGCTGGTTTGACTCTGACAAGATCAGATTCAGGCAAGGCCGAGTAGAAAAGATTGGCGGTTGGACTAAGTACTCTGATCAAAGCTTCCTTGGTGTGTGCCGATCACTCCATCACTGGTCTTCGCTCGAATCAATTAACTACATTGGGATTGGCACCAATCTAAAGTTCTATGTAGCAGAAGGCTCTGGATACAACGATGTCACACCGATCAGGCTGACCACTAGCGCAGGTGACGCGACCTTTGCAGCTACTAATGGTTCCTCAACTATTACCGTCACCGAGACTGCACACGGTGCAGTGGTCAATGACTTCGTTACCTTCTCTGATGCAGCATCTTTGGGCGGCAATATAATTGCAGCAGTCTTGAATCAGGAGTATCAAATTGCTTCTGTGCCCACAACAAACACCTTCACCATCGTGGCGAAAGATACTAGCGGCGCGACTGTAACCGCCAACGCAAGCGACAGCGGCAACGGTGGTAGCTCAACAGTGGCTGCGTATCAGATCAATACAGGTCTGAACACGTTTGTTCAAGGCACTGGCTGGGGTGCTAGCACATGGGGCGCTGGTACTTGGGGTAGTTCCAGCAGTGTTGCTTCTTCTAATCAGTTGCGCTTGATCAGTCAGGATAACTTTGGTGAGGACTTGCTCTTCAACATTAGGGGTGGCGGCATCTTCTACTGGGATGAGTCTTCTGGCACTGGTGCTAGAGCGATCAACGCTACAGCTTTGGGCAGCGCATCTAACGTGCCAACCGTTGCGTTGCAGATTTTAGTTTCTGATATAGATCAACACGTTATAGCGTTTGGCACTAACCCGATTGGCTCATCCAATATTGATCCATTGTTTATACGCTTCTCAGATCAAGAGAACGCTGCTGACTGGACGCCAACAGCGACAAACACTGCTGGTGGTGTACGAATAAACTCTGGCTCTCAGATCGTTGGTGCTGTTCAAACAAGGCAAGAGATCCTTGTGTTTACAGATGTCAGTCTTCACTCGATGCGATTTGTGGGTGCCCCGTTCACATTCCAGTTTGCAACGCTAAGTACTGACATATCCATGATCTCACCTAACGCAGCGGTAAACGCTAGAGGTTCGGTTTACTTCATGGATTCAGGTGGTTTCTACGTCTACAACGGGTCAGTCCAGCCACTGCCGTGTAGCGTAAAAGAGCATGTCTTTTCTAATCTCAACAAGGGCCAAGCGTTCAAGGTGTTTGCTGCTGAGAACAATGACTTCTCAGAGGTCATATGGTTCTACCCAGTGGGCACAGGCGACACAGAGATTACGAACTATGTATCGTACAATTACGCAGAGAATCTTTGGGCTGTTGGGACGTTGGATCGGGGCGCATGGATGGGTTACTCGCAAGCCTCGAACCCTATCGCCTCGTCTGTGAATACTGGGGTGACAGATGCTAATTACCTGTACAACCAAGAAACTGGATTCGATGATGACGGATCAGCCATGACTGCATTTGTGGAGTCAGGTGACCTTGAGATTGCTGAAGGTGATCGCTTTATGATGATCAGCAGGATCATCCCTGACTTCAAGTTCAGCGGAACTACAGAAGATGCGTCAATCGACTTCACCATTAAGGGCAGCAACTTTCCCTTAGAGACCCCAACAACACAAGCTACTGCGACTGTTACACCTAGCACCACGCAATCAAACATAAGGACTCGAGCTAGGCATGCCGTTGTTCGGGTTGAAAGCACAGGCTCTGGTTTTGGGTGGCGACTAGGTGATCTGCGATTTGATATGAGACAGGACGGTAGACGGTAATGGCGACTAGACAGAATCCACTGCCGGTGCCTGCCCCAGAATACGATGTCGGTAATGAAGCAATCACTCGCAGAACAATCGAACAAGCTAT